ATTAACTATCCATTTTAAATTATATTTCTCTTCATAAATTTTACTAGAATTAATACCAGCTAAATCATTATTTAAGTAAACTATAATTTCTTTAAATCTAGACTTTAAATATTCTATAATAATTTCAGGAATAATTGTTGTTTCTGATTTAGGTGCTACACAATTAAGATTATAATTTTCATATAAACAACAAACATCTTTTAAACTAGAAGTTATTATTAACTTATCTCCTTCTTCAGGAAGTTGATGAAAACCTTGTAAATCATTTGTTCCTGTATTACTAATCCATTTAAATTCTTTAGGTTTATCAGGAAATAATAATTGATATTTATAATTATAAAAATCATAAGCAAAGCCTAATTCTTTATTTAATTTAAATAATCTTTTATTAATCCAATAACTATGTAATTGTTTAATTTCATATTTATTTAATGTTTTTTCACTAATTAAATATTGATTCCAATAGTTTAAACCTTCAATAGTAAATTTTTTAGATATAATTTCAATTTCAGTTTGTTTATTTATATAGGTTTTAGGAGTTATTCCAAATACAATAGGAGTAAAATCTATATTTGGATCAGCTTTAATATTAAAATCATTAGAAATAATTCTTAAACTTTCAGAAAAAGTACAGCCATATTTCATCATAACTAAATCAAAACAATTACCCTTTTTTCCTGAAGAAAAACAACTAAAAAATAAATTAGAATAAACTATACAACTAGGAGTTTTTTCATTATTAAAAGGACTTTTAAACTTTTTTTTTATTTCTTTAAACTCACTATATCTACTAAATATATCTAATTCACTTATATTTTTTAATATTTCTTCTTTTGAAATTCTATGTTGATTTTTGACTTCCATATAAATAAAAAATAGCTACACCTATTTCTAAGTGTAGCTATTTAAATTAAAATTAATTTATTTTACCAATCAGATTTTACTGCCGGAGAAACATCAGCTTTTGGTGTACTTGTTCCTGTATATAATTGAAACTTCAAACTATCTTGATAATCACAATTAGCAGGAGTATATTCACTTAAAGCTTTCTCAAACATTTTAGTTTGTTTATTTGTAGCTGTTTGAATATGCTTAGTATATAATGTAGAATACATTTTACCTTCTGCTGTTGTTTTAATATATTGTAAGAAAGTAACTCCATTACCAGATTTAAATGCTTGAGCAATATAACCTCTTAATTCAGTTAAATTACCATTCAATATTTCTGACCAACTAGTTTTAAATTTAACTTCATCAGCTGATTTTTCTTTAGAACCTAAAGATAAACCACATAAAGTTCTAAATAAAATTAATAAATCTACTTCTCCTTCTTTAGCTACTCTAATGTTATGATTTTTACTAAACCATTCCATTCTTTCATTACTCATTAAAGTTTCTAAATCTGCACTCCAACTATGTTGTAATAAATCATTAACAATCATAACCTTACCTGTAGAACTTGTTTGATCTCCAGGTTTAAGAAAAATACTATATTTATTAGTTAATTTACCACTATTAACTAAAGTTCCATTTTCTAGATAATCCATACCAGAAGCATTTTCTACCATAAAATCTAATCTTAATCCTCCATCATCTGTTGTATAAACAGGTTCTTGAGTTAAATAAGTATAACCTAACTTATGTAATTCTTCTAATGTTGGATTTAAAGCTACAATTCTGTAAGGAATTAACCCTGTAAATCTTTTAATTTCTTCAATTTTCTCTTGTTTTTTAATTTCCATATTTTATTTATTTTATTTTACAAATTCTTCAATCTTGTTATTTATCATTTGAATATCATTATCAACTTTAAATATAGTTGCTCCAAATATATCTGGAGGACATTTAGCTGAAGTTCCTTCTTGAGCTAAATTAAAATAATATTCAGGTACTCCTTTTTCATTAAATTTATTATCAGCATACAAAACAATAGTATAATCTTTTTCTACTTGTCCTTCAGCTTCCTTACCTTTAACTTTAACTCTCTTTTCTTGATTACCTTCTATACCTAGAATTTCATAATGAGCTGTTACATAAACTTCTTTATCACATTTTTTTACATATTGTGCAAATTTAGCAATTTCTTCATTATACATATTCCAAATATCAAAACCTTTCTTAGTCTTTCTAGCTTCTGCTAATACTAAATCCATATAAGCACTAAAACTATCTATACAGATAATTTTAATTGCAGGATTAGTAGCATATTCTTTCATTGTATCTAAAACTTCATTAAAAGTATTTATTCTTTTATGAAATTTAAAGTTATTTTTAAAAGGTAAAGGCTTGTTTTCCACGTTAATAAATCCTGTAGTTAAAGGATCACAATTTCTAAAAGAATATGTTTTACCTTTACCTGATTGACCTACTAATAATACTTTGTAATAATCTCTTGTCATTATTCTGTAGTTTCTGTTAATTCTAATTTAGTTTGAGCTGGATCTTCTTTTACTTCTACTTCAGGAGCTTTAGCAGCTAAATCAGGATAAATTACACATAATTCATTTAAAATTCTTGATTTTAAAACTTCTACTTCTTGATTGTTTAATAAACTAATTTCAAAATTACCATTAGGTTGTTCTGTTGGTTTTCCTTTAACCATAGTTTGTGAAAACTTAGGAATTTTGATTGTTGTATTTATTACATTAAGTAATAAATTAATCTTGTTTTTGCTTTCTTCTTGTTCTATTGTCATATATTATTTATTTAATTTTGTTAATTCATTTTTTAAATCTAAAGCAGCTCTTTTTAAAGCTCCTGTTTCTTTTGTTCCAGTATAAGAATATCCTTTAGCTTTATCAATAGACATTCTAGCTCTACAAGCTTTAGCTCTTTTTAGAAATCTATTACATTCTAATTCTACTTCTTTAATTAATTCTTCAGTCATTATTTTATTTTATATTTTTTTAATACTTTGATTAGATATTTATAATCAACTTTAGGTTTTTTATAATTTTCAGGATAGGATATTATTTCTGCCCATTGACCATCATAATAACAATAGTTATATTTAGAACCATAAGCTAAAATTTTATTCATTGAATTATTTAAATAACAATCTATATCTCTAATAATAGTACTAATATCTTTTGATAAGCTGCCATTATATTCAAATCCTATATATTTAGTACCTATAGGATAATCTTTTATAGCTTTTTCTAATACTTCATCTACAGTCATATTAACATAGGTATTAAATAATCATAATTATTATCTTTTAAATATTCTTGTTTATCATCATAAAAAATAAAATCTTTATCTAATATATAACCTTCTATTGATGGAGTTTGTAATCTAAAAGCTCCTCCACTAAAAGAATTAGGAGTATGACTAATCCAATCTTCATTTTTTCTATAAGGTTGATGAATATTAGTTACTGTTATAATTTCATCATAAAATTTACCTTTAATTTTAATTTGTAATTTATCTCCAACTTGTATTTGTCTATTTGTAGAGTTCATAATTTATTTTAATAGCAATTTATTAATTGGTCTTTTTCTTCTCTCTTCAATATTTTTATATTTCCATTTAAAACCTCCACAAGTTTTATATATTCCAGACATACATTTACAGATATTTGTACTAGCTAAATTATATTTTAAACAAGCTTCTTTTATTGAAGAATATTCTTGTAAAAAATTATCTTCTAAATCAAATTGTAAAATAGCAATATGTCCACAATCAATTTGGTTTTTTCTTGCTTTTCTAATTCTATCTTTAGCTTCTTGAGATTGTTTTTTACCTTTATGCGATTTACTTAAATTTTCTCTATGTTCTTTAGTAAATTTTATATAAGTATTTATTACATTTTCTTTACAATTATATCCAATTTTAGGATTAGTAGCATCAAATTTTTTTATATAATGATCTTCTTTTAATCTTAAAAATTGTAAATCATCTAATGTTTCTAATATTTCAAATACAAAGTTATTTTCACCATATTTATTAAATGATGCTTGTAGATGTTTATTTGGATGTATATTTTTTCTTAAATGTGAAAAATGCCCTGATTTTCTATTTGAAATGTGAACACTACTACCAATATAAATTTTACTATTAATTAAATTTGTTATTTTATAGATTCCTATTATTATTCTTTTATACATATTACTTAATATTAATTAAGTACAAATATAATAAAAATCCTACAGGTTAACAAATTTTGTTATGTTAAATATTTATAATCTTTTGCTAGTGGTAATTCTTCAAAGTAGTTAACTGCTCCATTAAAATAAAGATCTAAATTAATAGAACCTCCTCCTCTTCTATTAAGTAAAATAGAGAGTTCTCTGTAATTATCTTTTAATTTAGATATATCATATCCATTAGATTCAGGATACCTTATTATAGAGTACCTAGCAGGTGAAAATAAAGAAATCATTAAATCGCAATCTCTACTAGTTATTTTACAATCACCTAAACCATCAGGAGAAGGTCTGATTTTATCAATAATACTATCTCCTTTAAATGTAAATTGCTGTTTTTCTTGATCAGCCGCTTGTTGTTGAATATTAATTATTGTATATTTAAAATTATCTCTCATATTTATACAATATTTAGAACTAAAAGAAAACATAGTTTCCCATAAACTTTCTTTATGTCCATCTACAACTTGTGGCTGCAAAAGTGAAATATGATCAGTTATACATATAACATGTAAATCTGGATCATTAGGAACATAATATTCATATAAAGTATCTTTTTCTATATTTTCGATTAAAGAACCATCTTTTCTATAAAATTTACCATTTTCTCTTGCAAATTTCCTAACTTCTTTATAAATACCATATCCATTTCTAATATTATCTATAAAAGTAACAGTTTCTTCTACTTTTTTAAAATAAGATTCATAAGTTGAAATAAGATTAAATGTTTCATCTTCTAATATATAACCTTTAAAGTAAGATTGTAAGTTATCAGTTGAAATTATTTTTTTAGTATCTCTATAAATTTTATTAGAAATCATTTGAAGTATTTTATCTTCTTTGGACATTTCTAAAGAAAAATAAAATATTTTAAGTTTAATAGAGGTTTCAGGATTTTTAAACATAAAATCTAAAGGCTCATATAAATATAAATAATCAGCTAATTGTGTTTTACCCACTTTTTGATTAGCTGTTACTATAATATATCTACCTTTTTGAATACCTGGAAGTACTGTTGATAATTTAGGAAGATTTAACCAAGGAATATTTAAAAACTTCCCTGATTCTCTTATTTCTTTATTCTTTTTTAGTCCTTTAGTTACTCTACTAAATATACTTTCATCATTCATTATAATCTATCCTCCTTTAATCTATCATTATTATCAACTATTTCTTCATCTAAATATTTTTCCCAAAGATTTTGATTTGTAAAAACTTCAATACCTACAACAAACTGCATCTTATTTCTCATATTACTTAAATATCCAGTTAAACCTTTAATTA